CATTACAGCCGCAAAGCTGGCCGTAGGCGCCGCTTTTGTCGCTGGTATGGTAATGCCTTATGCAGGTTCCTCAGCCCCTTCAGGGTGGCTTTTGGCCTATGGCCAAGACGTCAGTAGAACCACTTACTCTGCCTTGTTCTCTGCCATTGGCACGACCTACGGTTCCGGCGATGGCTCGACGACCTTCACGCTTCCAGACCTTCGTGGTCGTGTTGTTGCGGGTCAAGACGACATGGGCAGCACCAGCGCAAACCGGCTAACAAACCAAACTGGCGGTCTTGACGGCGACACTCTAGGCGCTACAGGCGGCTCAGAAACCCACACATTGACCGAAGCACAACTGCCAGCTCACTCACACTCTCTTGGTGAAAACAGTCGAGCGCAGCTGGGTAATGACAATGGCGTTGGTTACACAGGTAAGTGGTCAAGTGGAGCGCACTCGAACATCACATATTCGACCCAAAACACTGGCTCTGGCGCGGCTCACAACAACGTACAGCCAACAATCATCTTGAACTACATCATCAAGACATAATCAAAGACAGGAGTACCAAATGGCTATTCTTCCTGTCCGTGACCTTGGTTCGACCGGGGTCATAACTGACGTTGCCCCTTACAACCTTCCAGCAGGAGCTTTTTCCAGCGGTGTAAATGTAAGATTTGACCAAGGCGGTCTGCAACGTGCACCGGTTTTTCGCACAGTGAAATCCAGTTTAGGCTTTAGTCCCAGATTTGCCCAAGGCGTCCAGCCGCCGAGCGGTTTCGACCAAGTTATTATGGTCGATGATGATTGGACAATTTATGAATACGCAAGCGGCACTGTATCCGATAGATCTGGTTCCATAACTGGCTCAAGCGACCCCAGACCCTACACTGGCACCAGTCTCGCTGATGTCGTGTACATAAATCGTGAGGACAGAGTTCCAGTTTACCGCGATGCCGCCTCGGTAAATTTTCAAGACCTCCCAAATTGGAACAGCAACTGGCGTTGTCGAGCCATGCGTTCTTTTGGTGATTTTTTACTGGCCGTAAATGTCACAGAGGGCGCCACCTCATACCCGTCTAGGATCAGGTGGTCCAACATCGTCACCGCAAATACCTACCCTGACACATGGAGTGAAACCTCCCTGACAGCCTCAAGTGGAATGAACGATTTGGTTCAACTTGAAACTCCTATTCTTGACGCTGTATCGCTCGGTTCAAACATGATGATCTTTTCGTCTGACCAAGCTTGGTTGATGGAACTGATCGGTGGGTCTTTAGTCTTCTCTTTCCGCAAAATCCACGACGACGGCATCATCGCAACCAACTGCGCGGTCGAGGTCGAAAACAAACTATATGTGTTTGGCCCTGACACTATCTATGTAACTGATGGAACCACTCAGGTCAGCATAGCTGACAACAAAGTCCGAGACTTCATCTATCAGGGTCTCAATATGCAGAACTCTGATCGCTTCTTTGTGCATTACAACGAAGTGCTGCAAGAAGTCATGTTCTGCTATCAAAGTGGTGATGCGCTGGTCGGTTTCCCTAATTCAAACAGATGTAATCGCGCCGCAGTCTTCAGCATTTCCAATGCGACGTGGACGTTCTATGACCTACCTAACGTCTCTGCGGCGGCCATGGCCAATGTAAACAGTGTCGCCACGTTTGCGACAGTCACAGGTACGTTCGAGCTGTTTGGAGGTTCATTTTACTCCCAAGAGTCGGCCTATGACCGCCACTCCATTTTTGTCGGCGAGGACAGCACCACAGATGGCATCACCTCAGACAAAATTTACGGTCTGGATTTAGCCGATGCCGGTAAGCTCTCATTTGAAATCGACACTGAAGCAACCAAGCCACCTTTTGTAGAACGCACCGGCATAGACCTAGATGACGCCGGCAGCGCCGTGAGACAGTACGTCGTCGTAACTAGATTGTTCCCTCAATGTGACACCAAAAACACCAACGACAAAACGCTGACCTTTCAGTTCGGCGCTACCGATATCCCCGGCAACACGCCAACTTACGAAGCCGCCGTGGCTTTTGACACGTCCACTGATTACAAAATCGACTCTCGCGCGGCTGGGCGATATTTAGCTTACAAAGTCACACTTGGCCCGACTGATTATAAGTCTTACGACCTCACTGGCTATGACATCGAAGTCACCGCTACTGGAGGAAGATAGTGATGTCACTTTCAGACAAAACCAATCAACTGGTAACCAGATACACGCGACGTCAATATCCTGAAATCGAAGAGGGTGTGCGCCGCTATCTGATAGACGAATTGCAACGTATTGAGCAATCGATCGGCACACTCGCGTCAGCCTCCGTGACCGTCGCTGAAACTCCACCAAACAAACCAGTCAAAGGCATGGTTCGATTTGCAACCACAGGTTGGGAGCCACTGGGCGATGGAACAACCAATTTTTTGGTCGTCTACAACGGATCGGCTTGGGTGGCCGTATAAAAATAAAAGGAATTAAGACATGAGTTGGATGGCAGCAGCTACCATTGGCAGTGCCTTATTAGGTGCGTCAGCGTCAAGAAGTGCAGCCAAGCGTATGGCAGGTTCGAATGACTACGCCACCCGCATGATGGCGATGGGCTACACTGATGCTCAACCTTACATTCGGCGAATGTACGAGGGTGGTGAGAACGCCCTGAATGATGCGCTAGATGCAGGTTATTATAGTGGCCCTACTTATGCCGGCCTCAACAACATGCAAACAGCCGGTTTGAACAATCAGTTCGATTATGGCTCATCTGCGATGAACAGAGGCCAAGGCTTAATGAACGCCACAGGCGGTTTTGGCACCAATTACGCGAACATGTTTGACCAAGCTCAGCAGGACCGCGTTGCAGCTGCTCGTGACTATGCGCTCACAAACTCGCAACCACTGATCGATGCCCAGATGCGCGGTATTAATCGGCAATTGCAAGAGGTCGCACTTCCTCAAAACTCTCTACAAGCATCCGCCACTGGCAACACTCGTAATTCGAGAGCTGGTGTCGTTGAGGCAATATTACGACGAGGAGTGGGCGAAGCTGAGCGCGATATCACAGCGACCACCAATCAACAATTGATGCAGCAAAAGCTTGCTCAAGACAACACAGGCTTCAACCAAATGTTAGCGGCCAATCGCGGCCTTGGTTCAACTTACAACCTCGGCTTCGGCATGGGCAATACAGGCATTGGCAACATGATTGCTTCAGGTGGAGCTTATCAGCGTGACCTCCAAAACCAGTACGATGCTGCGCGGTCAAGATTTGAGGGAGGCCGAGACTTTGCGCTCGATCAATACAATCGATACAACGCCGGCATACTAGGACGAGCACCTCAATCCACAGGTTCAATCCGTCCAAACATGGTTGACCCGACTATGTCCGCTCTGGGCGGCGCGATGGCTGGCGCAGGGTTTGGCATGAATATGTACAACGCATTTAATCAACCCAACCAACAGCCGGCGTTCGGTTATGGACGGGCTTTCGGAACACAGACGCCGTATATACCAGCGGGGCTGTAAAAATGGCTATGCAACCCTACCTGTACGATCGATATGATCCGGTTGGTGCGCTTGCAATTCCAGTTGTTACACCAAGACCGACAGTCGGTCAGCGATATAACAATTTGGGCAACTTGAGGTCGAATGACCCATTTATCGGCAAACAAGGCCAGGGCAAGGGTGGGTATGACATTTATGACACCCCAGAGAATGGCCTTCGCGCGCTAGCAAGAGATTTGCAAACCAAGTCGAAGCGTATGAATACCATACGCGAGTTGATCACTGTCTACGCACCACCAAGTGACAACAATCCAACAGAAAATTACATCGATTTCGTAGCTCGAGAAGCTGGTGTTGAGCCTGATGAGGCAATCGATATTTCTGCGCTCAGGCCGGCAATCATGCGTGGCATCATAAAATTTGAAAACAAGAACCGCGATTTGGCAGACGACCAAATGCTTGCAAACGCAATAGCAGCGGCTGATGGAGTAACCACGATGGCACAACCGCTTCCGAGGAACAGCATTGCTTATGGGCTAGACCCGGAGGCTTATCGTGCCTCTCTTTATCGTCAATTTGCTGGTTCAAATTTATCACCACAGCAGATCGAGGATATTGTTGAGCGGGAAATGCAGATTGCGTTCCCACCGGCTCCTCGAAATATGGGTTCGACCTCTCAACCCGCGTTGACGCAAGAGCAGCAAGCTGTGTTGTCTAACGTCAACGCAGCGATCAACCAGCCAGATAATTCAATCACCGGTCAGGGTAATAACAACGACATTTTAAATTTCGGCATCTTAAACGCAAAATACCCTGAAAGAGGCACTCCCGTTACCACCAAGCCAGTACCAAGCTCTTACGGCCAAGGTCCAATACAACCAGGCGACGATCAAGTGCCACATGTTATGGTTCCAGCTTACGCGCCCAATTACGGATTGGGAGGCATGGCAACGGACAGGGGTGGTGTTCCGCACATTCAAACACCAGACGTTGTTGCTAACTACGGTTTAGGAAACATGACAAAGTCGAGTGCCCCTAATTATGGCCTTGGCAACATGACCAAAACCAACGCAGACAATTATGGCCTCGGTCTGTATCAGCCATACATGTCTCAACCCCGGGTCATGACATCAAACAACGCGCCTAATTTTACCCCGCAAACACAGGCTGCCTTGATGGATAATAGCAGTGGCGGCGGAAGCATAACCAGACCGACACTGATAAACGCAGCAAATGCATCCACTGTGAGTGGCCGTCGTCGTGATCAATCGCCGATGTCT